GACTGTCCTTTGCCAATGCACGGCCGCGAAACGCGTGGACCACGCCCAACAAGCGCGTGACCACGCCGCCACCGGCGTTTCGACCGCCCCTCCTGCCGTCCGGTTCCGCCAACGTGCCGACGCCTTTTGACACGCCGCTCTGCATCTCCGACCTCCTCTGCGACAACGGCCAGCACACCTGGCGCCTCCACGAACAACTGACCGCCTCCGACGTGGCCGACAAGTTCAACCTCTACGGTGTGGACCCCGACTGCGACCTCGCCGCCGCCACCGCCAACAGCACGCGCGTGGCATTTAAGAACATGGAGGTGGCGGATTGGCTGGTGCGGTGCAAGGGGGTGACGGAGGCGACGCACTGGTTTCTCTTTCAGCACTGCGTGGAGCGGGTGAATGCGCTGGAAACGAGCGTGATTGGCGCGCTGTTGAACGAAATGGCGACGTCGTGTCCGTCGGTGTGGGTGACCTTTGTGCTGCAGCCGGCGGACGCGCGGTCCTTTGCGCGCGTGACGGACTTTGCGCGCGCGCTCGAGGCGCAGCGGACTGCCGACAGCCGCTACGTCTGGGTGCCGCAGATGGGGCCGCCGGTGCAGGGCGTGGGCGAGTGGCGCGTGGCGATGAATGGCGCTTCGGACTTGTGGGTGACGGTGCGCGCGACGACGACATCGTCGTCGTCGACGAAGCGGGTGGGGTAGTCGGGAAAGGTGTGTTGATGGGGGTCGTAACCGAAGAATGAAAAATCGTCGCGGAACCAGTGATGGATGAGGGCCAGCGTTGCCCGATCGAGATTGATGATTTCCCTTTTCTTTGTCGCTGTGGAGAGACGCGTCACGGCGACTTGCTCTTGTCGTGGCGACCATTCCAAGCCCGCTCGTCGCCAGACGCGGGCGACGTGCCGGTAAACGTCCGGAAAGGCCTCGAAGCGAAAGGCGCGCACGACCGCGGAGGGAAACACCTGTTCGATCCGCGCACCGTTTTGGAGACGGAGGTAGGCGCACTGCGGCCGAAAGTGGCCGTCGGCGACGGCGGGGTTGCGCTGTGCGGCGAAATGGGCGGTGAAGCAAAAGTTGCGAAAGGTGTCGAAACGGATGCTCGCGAAATCGGCACCACCGAAGCGCGCAGCACTGTCGTCCTCGAGACGAGACAAGACGTGCCGCTTCAGGTAGACGTATTCCGACAAGAGCCGCGCCGTCGGGTGTCGGGTGACGAACCACACCTCTCGCACTTCTGGAATTAGAGCGGGCCCGCATCGTCGCAGCACGTCGGAGAGGGTCAAGTGCTGTTCCGATGTTGCAAATCCACGCGCTTCGTGCTGACCGGCGCAAAAGTCGGTCCATGACGTCTTGAAGAGCGGTTTGACTCCCTTTCCGTTGGCAGTGGTGAGCATGCGGTCCACCCAGCTTCCGCCGGTTTTGGGAATGTGCACCAGTAGGATGCCACGTGCTTGGTAAAACGGCATGATTGTTTTGTGTGATGGGGCATTGTGGATAGATGATTGTCCGGTCATCATTCGAGCGCATTCGAATGGTAACACTGCGTATAATGCGCATTATGCGCATATCATGAACGTTCGTTCGTTCGCTTCCGTTGTCACGACTCTGGTGGTGACGGCACCTCTTGCTGCACAAAGGCGCGCCAAAAGGTGAGGAACTGTCGACACTGCGGCAAAATCTTTTGCTGGTAGGACGCGCGCAGGCGCTCGCGCAAGGCGTCGCGCTGCTCCCACATGGCGCCGAGGCGGTCCGCGACCGCCGGAACGTTTGGCAGGGGTCCGGGTTTGCCATTGGCCATTTCGGGCAAGGCAACGGCCCACTCGTCCCACTCGTGCTCGCGCACCAACTCTTGACACTTGCGGCTGCAGGAAATGGAGAAAAAGGGCGTGTGGGCCGCCATGGAAAAGACGTGCGCGTGGAAGCGCGCGCACACCATGGCGTCCATGTTGGCAATGGCCTGGTAACTCTGGCGCACATAGTCGGCGGCGTCGTAGCGAACGTGGGTGGACATGTCAAAGATACGGTCGGGAAAGTGCACGCTGAGCAATTGGAGAATGTGCACGTGGAGCACGCGGTCATCCTCGTAGTGCTTCCAGGGGGAGATGCAAAAGGGGAGAAAGTGGAGGTGCACGCGTGGATAGCGTCGGAGGAACCGTTCCAATAGTTGCGTGAGCGAAAGAACCAGGTCGGCGTAGTGGTGGTGACCGAACGCACTGCGCTCATAGAAAGTGCGGCACAGCGTCACACCGACGTGTCCGTAGGCGGGGTCGAGCGCGAACGGTGACGTGGCTCGTGCACGTGGCCAGAGCAGGGGGAGGAGGAAGCCCATGTCGGGAAAGGCGTGCAGTTGCGGTCGCGATGGCGCGTTCGCCGGAAAGAGTGCGCGGACCATGTTCAAGTCTCTGGCATTGCGCAAAACGAGGGTCGCAAAGGCGCGACAGGCGGGCGCATAACTCTCGTAGGGGATGCCGACGCTGATGGCGTGCTTGCGGATGCCGTCGTGGATACGTTCCATGAAGTAGGTCGTCAGAATGTCGCCACCGCCAAAGACGACCACATCATGACGCGAATGTTGGATCTCGGTCGGATGATACTCATTGCGGAACTTGACGACGTAGCGCGTCCAGTCGTTTTCTGGCGCCGCGAGGGCGTGCAAGTAGCGCCAGACGCGCATAAACATGTCGTCGCCGCAATTCCATTCGTAAAAGTAGCCGTAGTGGAACCACCGCGGCTTCCGGTTCCATTCGTCGACGTTGAGGAAGCGAAAGGGCAGAGGATGCACCACGTCCGTGTCGGTGTGCTCACTGAGCACGTTCTCCATCTCGTCACGGTTCATACCGAGGACCTTGCAGCGCACGTCGCCCTCGCCGTACGAGACAAAGATTTCGTCGTGATTGCGTCCAAAGGTCAGGCCGGTGGGAAAGGTGAGAAGGTAGGGCAAGTGGCTGTGTTCGTCCGTCGTGGGAAAGAACGCCGGGCTGACCCGGGAAATCTCCAATGTGCGCTCGTCGAATTCGAAAAAGAACATGAAGTAGAGGTATTTGCCGTGTCGGTAAATCGTGCTCCAATCGATCTGTTGAAAGAGGCGAGAGATGCCGGCGTGGGAAGACGTGACGGCACCCGCACTCTTGAGGCATTTGAGCTTTACGTGGCCGCAACTCAGTCGGTAGCCTTCCCGGTAAGGAAGCGCCTGTGTGCCGAGCGAGAAAAAGACATTGGATGCGCCGAGCACGTGGATCGTCTTTTCCAGAATCGGACAAGGCACGGTTCGGACCTCCCCCGTTTGCTGATTGTGCGCGACAAGAGACCCGTAGTGGAAACCGTACAGCAACATGTCGCCTTCGATCAATGGAACGCAGTTCTTCTCCACGGGCTGACGATGTTGCGGAAGGACCAGGTCGGTTTCTGGCGAGCAGTAGAGGAGGCAGTCGTCGCCGACATTGTCATCGGACGACACGAGAACGTCCATCTGACGTTGCACCATGCGTGTGGTGCCGTCGGTCAAAAAGGCGTTGTAGGTGAGCATGAAGCGTCGATCGTCATCGTTCGGCGTGTCTGGCTGTGACGGTGACGGCTCGGCGCGATACGAGATGCGGGTGTCTTGGCTCATGTGCTCTCCAAAGATGTTGCGGTTGCAAGTATGAACGGTAAAGGCGTTCTGGTGGATGTCAAAGGTCAGGCGACACAGGCCGGTGCTGTCAAACTCGCCGTCATGTGCGGGAATGTCGTAAAAGGGGTTGGGTTTCGCCGTGTTTGGTGGAAGGGGAAATGAAGGTGTCGGACTGGAATCCGCTGCGGAATTTCCGGCGGCCGTAGCGAGGCGCATTGGGCGGGACATTGTCGGGATCGACGTGCAGCAACTTGTGTCCGTTGTCCCAAATTTTCCACGGGTGCATCTCGTTTCGAAAGGCTTCCCACACGCGCGGGTGTAGAAAGTAGTGCATGCGACGGTAGGTCATGAAGAACTCGTTGTTTCGCCATCGGATGAGACTCGGGTTGCAGACGTAGACGGTTTGTGCGTAGGCATCCGCGTCGACCGACGGAGGCAGCATGCACTGCTCTTCCGTGTGCAGCACTTGTCGGGTGAGATCGTAAATGTACATGCACGCAAACAAGCGACGTGTGTCAACGGTACGCCAAAGAGAGAAACGGTGTGACTCTCTCTGCTCATGGCACAGAAAAAAGACACATTAATCTGAATCAACTACAAACAAACAGAGATGGTGTTGCCCCGCCTCTTGTATCAGGTATGGTTTCAGGGAGTGAACGATCCTTCCTTCACCTCTGCGATTCGCGAAAACACGGATGCGTGGAAACGCATGAACCCCACGTGGCGACATCAGGTCGTGGATCAGAGCCGACTGCGACAGGCGTGTCGTTCCATTTCACCGGAAACGGAAGCATGCTTTCTAAAGTTGGCACATGTGCACATGGTGCTCGCCATTGACTTTGGGCGCTACTGTTTGCTGTATGAGACGGGTGGCATGTACGTGGACACGGACATGTGGTGCATCCGACCGCTCGACTCATGCGCCATCTTGACAGAACGGATGGGTCAACGATCCGACTGGTTGGCTGTTTCCCTCCTATCCATTCAGCCGTTTGGCATGCGCTTCGTCAACAACGGCATGATGATGAGCACGGTCAAGCATCCGTTTCTTCTTGCACTCATTTCGGACATTCAAACAAGAGTGCACAGTTTCTCCACTCGTGGCATTCCGCTCTCCAAGGAGTGGCTGGTTGGTCACTGCACCGGACCCGTGAATGTTCGGAAGCAACTACGCCTGTTTGAGAAAAATCCGGCCAACGAGGCCCACGCCATTGTTTACCTGCCTCATGACCTCTTTGAACCCAAGATTACGGAGGACTTGTTCTACGTGACCGACAGGACGGTGGCGTTACATTTCCATGAAAAAACATGGATTCCGAAGCATTCGCTCCTGCGCTCTCTGTTGCACGTTGTTCGGGAAATGACCCTTTGCACGTTCCGTCCCCTCCTCCCTTGTTCTTTGTTGCTTCTTGGCATGCTTGTCGGCGTTCTTCTCACGCTGCTCATCCGAGCCGCATTGCGGTAAGAGTCACGAATACGCCTTGCGGATGTTCTGGTAGTGCATGCGCAGATAGTTACGTTCCTCTGACGTTTGGGCCTGTTGATCACAGGCACGGCATAGCGCGTCCACGCCATTGACGATTTGCCGGGGCAGTTGGTAGCTGTTCCATGTCGCCCAGTGCTGCACGTAGGAGGGGTCAAACACGGTCTCCGGTATGGCGCGACAGTTTGTCGTAAGCGGCGCGTTGCCGGCTCGCGCGTGGTAGAGCGCATAGGCGCCCAAGCACACGCAGTGCGGTTGGTGCACGCGTTGACGCGACCAGTTGGTCGGTTGAAACGTTTGCTGGGCAAAGTTTTTGGTGACCTCGTCAAAGGTGACACAAATTTGGTGCACGCCGCCGGTTGATTCGCTGCACAGGCCGGTCGAATCCCAAGAACCCTGCGCGTCGTCTGCGTTCGCCCGACACGGTTCCAGTGGTGCACCGAAAACGTTCTTCATGCCGGTGCTTTTTTTTTCATCGACGCGGAAAGATATTTCGGTCCCAGTTGATACTGCCCGTTGGCGCGTGGAAGGATGCCCATGGCCTTCAAACTCGACACGTACGTGAACCCGATGGATTCGCCGCGTTGGTAGCGCGCCAACGCGTCTCTCGCCTTTTCCACCGTCGCAAACGGACTGAGCCGCACACGCTCACGAGACAACGCGTAAGGTCGACTCGGCATCCTTTTCCTCCAGAAAAGAATGTTAAAGACATGTCGACGATCAGACGTCATCATGCGGCGGAAGGTCTGCTTCCTGGCACGTGGTCGTTGTGAGAGACAAGGTGCCCGTCGCCAGAAGAGTGACTTGTCGAACGGGCAGAGAGATGCAGGAAGGTGGTCCGCACCATCGGCGACGGATAGCGTCCATGTCGAACGGGGACAGGTACTTTTCCCAAATGTGTCGTTCGCAGTCGATGAGGTGATGAAAGTGCGGATTCCAGTACAGCTGCCGAAACGTTTCGTATAAATGGTGATACGGTTTCTCCACCGACAGGTTATCGGAGAGCATCGTCCACCCTGGAAGAACCTGACCGATTTGAGATTCCCACAGATGAGCACGGTCCAGTCGCAGCCATACAATATCGACAGGCTCCTCGTGCGTAATGAGAAAGTCTTTGACGTCGCTAGGTGGCGGCCCGACGGGATGATAGGCTTCCAGATAAACGGGGTTCGTCGGATCTAGATACTGATCCATCTTGCACATGGAAGCGAGGAGCATCTCTGGAAAGGGTAATGATGGACCGCATGCGACATTGCCGACATGTTGATCGATATTTTCAAAGAAAGATGCGATCATGCGTGTGACGGGATCGCGAAAACTGGTGAGGATAAGTAAACGTTCCTGTGGTGTGGCAACCGCTCGACAATCTTGCACAATCTCGCTCGTGTGACGTGCGTGTGTTGCACCGACCATGGAAATGTCGAGGTTACGGTCCTGCAAATAACGCGCGGTGCTCTTTACCAGCGTCGACGTGCCCGTTTTGCCCCCAGAACAGATCAGGATCGTGCGGTATTGCATCTCTTTGCGTGGTGCGCTCCTATACGTACATTGATGGAGGACTAAAATTATTGCACACAGTGCAACGCCTCTGTCGTCGCGTCGTACAGCGACAATGTGCTACCGTTGACGACAGCAGCGCGCACCAGTGTCACGCCCAACGCGCAGCACTGCGTTGCGAACGAGGCGCGGGGCGTTTGGTGCGCGTTGGTCTGTGTTTGCGTCTTCCAAACGTCCATCGGGTAGGACACGAGCCAACTGCACACGCCCGCCAGCGCTCCCGCCGCCCAGGCGTTCGTAACGGCCCCACTGCGCTCAAAGACGTCCCAGTAACAGGCGGTGCCGACGACTTCGCGAGACAAGAGGAGTGGCCATCCGCGCGTCCATCCCACGAGACCGTGCCAACCGCGTGTGGAGGGTAGCGGGCTGCCGCTTTGGAGCAGCGTCTTGCGCAGTTCAATCGGCTGCAAGAGCAATGCGGTGACACAACCGGTGACGGCGCCGCTCAGCCACGGCGGCGAATCACTCCGACAGTGACGGTAGCATGCGAAAAAGACGGGGTGAACGCATAGTTGCGTGAGGAAGGCAACGCGCCAGCCGGTGTAGGCGTGTCGGGAGAGAACGCGCCAATCGGTCGTTCCTCGTTGCAGACGCACCTTGATCGTCTCGAGCGGATGTCCCAAGAGTGTTTGAAGCGCTGCGGTACCACCGCCCAATACGCACGAGGACGCGTGGACATCGGTCATCATGACGGATAGATCAATGACGTTTTCTTTCTCTGATGCCACGTCGTCATGTGTATCTCTGGTTCATTCATTCCTCCGTCGATCTCTCTCTCTAATGAGTGGCAGAAGAGGAACGAAAAATGCCTCGCTTTCCGTTGACGCCGTCCGTGCCGGTGGACATGTACACGCCATTGTGCGCCGCACAATCCTGCACGGCGTGTCGACATGTGCTGCGCATGCCCAATGTCCTCTTTAGTCGACAGTCGCGTTTGGCCATTGTCTGGATTCCCAAGTGCGCCTGTTCCACGATGCGGTGGCTCTATCTGGAGTGGCAGCGCCGCGTCAATCCCTGCGCGTTTCAAATTTCCCACGTCGGCATTTCCTTTCACGAACTGCATCTCAAAAAGTCGTTTCAGTTCGGTTTCTACCACCCCGACTATTGCGTTCCGCCGAATGTTCACGTGCTCGTCGTCGTTCGCCATCCCTTCCGGCGCTTTCTGAGCCACTTTCTCCAGAAGTACGTGTTGGAACGCGACGTCAAGTTCATGAGCACGGTCAACGTGCGACGCATGCGCATGGTCATGGACGCCGCCAACGAGCCCATAACGATGCGCACCGTTCTAATGTACATGCAAGAGCATGGTTGTCTAGACATTCACGACGCGCCCTTTACCTGCCAGATTCCGACCGCCTTCCTCCAGGCGCAGCATCTCCGCATCCTGGACTCGGATGACCCCGCCTTTGCCCGACAGGTGCGCGCTTCGTGTCAGCACCTCCGTCACGCCGACGCCAAGCTTCTCGCCGCGCTACCGCGCCTCAACACCACCCCCGTGCTCGCCGCGTCGAAGCAGCACGACATGGCGGACGTTGCGCATGTCATTGCGCATGCCATTGCGCATGCCAATACGCCATTCTGGGACTGGACCCTCTCGGAGTGGCGCGAACGACACGCGCAGAAACGCATTCCTGACGCCAGAACGTGCCACGACATGTGGAACCGGTGCGCAGACCCGAATGTTCGAGGCGCCTTTGAGGCCATCTACCGACACGACTTGCATTTTTTGGAAAGAACGGATGTTTCATCGAATCATTGCACATGGTCATCCAATATGGGCCAAAACTGATGCTGCTTCGATCGCGTGACGCTATCATCTTGCCACGCATCCATAGCGCATACACGCATCCATAGCGCATACACGCATCCATAGCGCATACACGCATCCATAGCGCATACACGCATCGACGCGATCAAGCATACTCATCGTTCGTCGACGACTGTGCCTTCCTTCTTTCATCAGGGAACGCGGAATCATGAGCTACGACCACAAGAATCGCAAAGTTCTGCTCCTATTTAAGCAATTGGAGCGACGGGGCTTTGTGATTCACCAGAGCAAGAAGGGCGCGTTCAAGATTGTTCCGCCGAGGTCCATGGGAGGACCGACCTATTACACGCACGGCACGACAGCGTGCCTCTTTCCGCTGCAACGCTTCCTGCGCGACACCTTCGGTGTCATTGTCCATTAACGATCTATCGCTCTATCCATCGACGTCCATCAACGCCCAAAGTAGCGCTGAATGTCGCACACGTCCCTGCGCTCAAACTGGAGTTCCGGTGGACAAGAGAGGATCCAGTTTTCCGCCACATACGTGGTAGGAATCTCTTTGTGGGGAGGCAAAAAGTCAATCCCAAAATGCTTGGGCAGTGCACTACCAAAGTAGACCGCAGAAATGTTGAGGTGAGACACGATGCGATCCACCAAGATATGTCCATAGCAGCCGCAGGAGAGACAAACGAGATCGATGTTTTCACGTCTGCACACGTCTTGAATTTCCGCAAACATGCGATCGAGTGTTTCCCAAAAGTTGGCGTCCGGACCATTGTTGACGAAACAAAAAGGAAATTGCACCGCCAACAAGTGCTCAAAGCCGTTCATGTTGTCGCACGGATTTTTCCACAACTGGGTGTAGCGTCCGCTTTTGAATTGCTCCTCAAAGAGTGGCGCAAACGGCGACACGATCAAGCAGCGCTTGTGCGCGTCAAAGATGCGTTTGGAGAGGTTGACATTCCACCATAAGCCGTTGTATGGGTCCATCGATCCCAGTTCCTCCGGCCACGGCCGTCGAGTTGGTTCAAGCAGAGCGGTGATTTCGTTCAGGTAGGGGTAGTTCATGAACCACTGGCAGTAGGATGATTCATGCACGGCGCGCCATAGTTCCGCTAGATAACGTTGAAAATGGGGCGATTGTTGAATGGTGTCGGGGTAATCCGAAAACGTCGATGCGCCAGACAAGTCGAAGGACTTGTCGTAAAAACCACCCGTGCCCCATAGCCATTTGGTAAACACCGTTCCGTTTCTGTTCACAAATTGCTGACGTTCCTCGTCAAGCGGCCCAGGGAAAACATGTTTCAGGTAATAGACGATTAGCAAATGAGCCTCGGTGTGACCCAGGCGATGAATTTTGAGAATCATGATCGAGCAGCGGATAATGAACTGACTGACGTCTACTACCAAACACGAAAAATGTATCCGTATTATCAATGCTCTCCATAGAGAAACTCACAAGTTACATTCATGATTCCTCGGCGCCAAGCCTTTGTCATCACCGTCGATCTAAACGGTGCCCGTGCGCAATTCGCCCGCAATGTATTGACGACCGTCGGGTTCGACGTCGTCCTCATCAAGGCAGTCTACGACGCCGACCCGCCCGTTTCACTCAAGCGCACGCACATGCAACTGTGGGAGCACATTGCCACACACTGCGCGAATGACGAGTGGATGTACATTTTTGAGGACGACGTCAATGTGTTGGAGAATCTGACAATCGCACAACTGCTCCCTTACGAACGTCATGCTGCGTCTACCGGAATGTTTTTTCTTGGGTGCTGCATGGACAAATGGGACGGCGTGATCCAAACGTCGACATCTATCGATGGACACGCCGTGCATCACGCACGCGGCGGTGTCCGCGGCACGCACGCCATTGCCTATTCAAAAGCCGGTGCACAAGCCATTCTCGCCTTTGCACAACGACCGGACCAAGCACGGCGACGACACGTCGACCTTATCACAGAAGCCTTTACGACGACCTTTGAGAATGGTGTGCCCATCATGCGCATCGATCTCCACAGCGATATCCACGGCCACAACGGCATTGTCTTTCAAGATCGTCGTCGCTTTCCCGATTCCACCATCAAGCAGCACTACGAACACTAACGAACGAACGAACGACTACGACGGACATCGCCCCACGCCGAGCGCTTCCACGCGCGACGCAGACGTAAACGCGCCCACGCTGTCACGGTAGCACCGCTGCTGACGCGACGCCGGATCGTCCGCCAATGGATCGACCAAGCCGAGCACGCCGAAACGCTCCGTAAAGCCCGCCGCCCACTCAAAGTTGTCGACATAACTCCACAAAAAGACCTTGTCACAGGACCATAATGTCGGTAACGTCGATACACCGTCTTGCTCATCGACCACGCGCGTGATTGCACGCACATGTGCGCCGCGCGTGTCGTTGTCGTCGGCGCCGTCCCCCGGTCGTGTGGAGACGCCCGTCTCCGTCACGACGACCTCCCACGCTGCCGGTAGTGCGGATGCATCGGCGTATCGATTGCCAAAGACGCGCAAGAGAGCGGGAAGACCCTGGGGACAGGGTCGTAGCCACCGAGACGCGAGACGGTCGTCCGGTGGTGGGCAAATGCCGTCGTCCCAACCCGAGTAAAAGTTGAGCGCGAAAAAGTCCATGGCGGGCGTGTTTGATTCGTCCCTCTCGCTGCTGTCATCGAGCACGACGTCATTGAGCCACGGAAATTCGTTCACGAGCGTCGCGGGCAGTTTGTCGAGGAGTAGCGCGTCTGCGAACCACAAATGCGCGTCGTAACGTGTGTCCGCACTGTCCACACCGAAAAAGTCCACATTCAGCGCCATGCTGAGGCGCTTGTCGGGGTGGAAGGAACGAATGGCACGCACCGCGCGGCGGTGGGCCTGGATGAAGTGAGCACCCACGACAAAGGCAAGCGTGCGATTGCGTTCACCAGGCGCGTGCACGCCCTGTTCGTATCCTTGTTCCATGACGGTGCGTGGTTCGTTGATCGTGATCCAGTGCTGCACCGTGGGAAACAGATCGACGAGAACGAGTGCGTAACGCACAAAATTGTCGATTCCCTCTTGTGTCAGCCAAACGTCTTGGCGGTCCAAGGGTGTATCCCAATGAAACATGGTGACCCAAGGGGTCATGTTGCGCGCGTCGAGGACGCCCAAGACGCGTTCGTAGTAGTGGACACCGTGCGCATTCGGTGTCCACTCATCGCGGAGTGGAAAAATGCGGGACCAGGAAATGGACAGGCGCACGTGCTGGATCTGCATGGCGGCCAGCACGTCCACGTCAGCGACCCATTGATCGAGCGACGCCAGGTTGCAGGCGCTATCACCGTTGGAGCGGTCGGCAATGTGCGCACCGTCGTCGGCGTGGGAAAAGGCGTCCCAAACGGACCACGTGCGCCCGCCGCTCCGCGGCTGACCCTCGCTCTGATAGGCGGAAATGGCGACGCCCCACTGCACCGCGTTCGCGTTCGCATTGGCACCGCCGAGATACAGTGCTATCGATAATGCACCGATTGTGCTCCATAACGATCCGAAACGCATCGTTTTGCGAACAATCAATATTAGAATGAGTCAATCTATCCATCACAGCAACTTTGTTTTCTTTCCTCCCCTCACTGGAAAAGAAGCGACATGCGCGATTCACGTTGGCCCGCACTCGCACGCCTCGTCGACTATCTACACGAACGGCAGATACGCATTCCTGCACTTCGCGCACTTCAAATCTTGCATTATGGCGGTTCCTTCCTTCTCGTCTATCTTACGTTCTTTTCCCGATCGCCCGCGATGCTCTCGTTCATCATTGTTCTGAACCTCTTTGTCATCTTTCACTGGTACAAGATCAACGCCTGCATTCTCACGCTCCTCGAGGATTACCTGCGATGCACACCCCGTGCACCCAAACACCCCCTCTACGACATTTTCTTTGAAGCCGTCGCCATGCTCATGGTCCTCGTCGCCCTCTTTCGACTCCGACGCCTCTGTCCGTGCCCTCACACGAAGAACGTTAAGAAAATGAGAGGGCGAAACTAAGAAAAACATCTGGTAGATGGATCATGGAACCAACCACGCAAGAAAAAGCCGTCGTCACGGCCACGACTGCTAGCCCGATGTCACCACCGCGTTTCGATGACCTCGTCATTTCCACCCGCACGGTCGTCGTGTCGTCCAACACGACGCTGGACGTGACGGCCATTTCCGATTGGTTCGTGCCCTACGCCGCCGCGTTTGCTGGCGATGGGGCGGTGCACCGAACCATGGTGCTGCAAGGCATGACGGTGGCGCTCACAGACATTTACTACAAAAAGTCCTTTCGCAACGCCCTCAACGTCGTCTACCGCATCCATGACACGGCCACCAGCGCCGACCGTCGTGTCAACATGAAGGTCCACAAGAACGGCAAATTCCAGTTGACAGGATGCAAAAAGATGCGCTACGCCCAAGTTTGTCTTTGGCACTTTCTCGAACTCATCCACGCCGCCCTCCCCACCGCCATTACCTGCGACGGCGCCGACATGCAACTCTTTTTCCAGACCGTCATGACGAACGTGGACTTTAACCTCGGCTTCATGGTCAACCGCCGCGAACTCGACCTTCTCATGAACACGTCCACCGACTACTATTCCCTCCTCGAAACCAGCTTTGGCTACACCGGTGTCAACATCAAGTTCCCGCTCCACATGAAGTGGTGGGAGACGCCGTGTCCCGCCATGCGCTGGACGCTCGGCACGCAGGGGGAAATCCAGTACGCGCTCGCGCCCCTCAACACGTTTGTTCCGGAAACCGCCATTGAGCGCCTCCGACGCAAGGGCAAGTTCAACACCTTTCTCGTCTTTCACAGCGGCAAGGTCATTATGAGCGGCATGTTCACCGCCACCATGCGCGAGGACTACGACACCTTCCTCGCCATGATCCAAAAGTGGCGCCCGCGCATCGAGCAGCGAATGCTCGCTTAACGAAAGAGGGGTGACGGACAAACCATCATGACCGATCGAGCCTCCGTTGCGCAGCTATGGTCGCGACAGGATCGTCTCGGTTCCCACGAAGTGGCGCTCCTCTCCCAGGTCGGTCAGCGGGTGCTGCTGCTCTTTTACGAGGCCGACAGACAGAGGTGGTCCTCGCAAACGTGTTTGGAACGCTTGCCACTGCATCTCGATAGCCTCTTCTGGCAAGCACAACCCGCCGACCGCATCCTTCGCTCGCCTATCCACCTCGTTTGCACGGAGGACGGTTCCGTCATGATTACCGAAATGACGGGCATGACCGTCCTCGTCGACAATGACGCCTTTTTGCGTAGAAACGCCTCTTTTCTACCCATTGACGCCACGCACTGCTTCCTCCACTTTCTCGCGTCGGCCCACCACAGTTGGTCACACGCCGCCGCAGCCCACCGGGACGATCCGCGCGCCTTTTTCGCGCGTCTCTCGTCCCACGCCTTTCCCTCGGCCAAACGCGTCTCCCTCACCTCTTGCGTCTCTTGCCAAGGCGCGGCGCGCTGCCACGACGTCCTCTCCCCCGTCGCCACGCGGCGGTGGCGAGAGATCATGTCGGACGCGCCGAAAACGGATCATTCGACGAGGCCCACCATCGACGTGACGGCGTGGAACGCACTCGTCGACCTGCTGCCAGAGGCGGTCGCGGACAGGGTGCTTACCCAGTGGAGCACCGTTCCGCTGAGTGAGCAATTCCTGTCCACGTGTCAACAAATCTTGCACGAAGCCGTTCCGTTTCACCGCGTGCCCATGAAGACGCTGCGTTGCGGCTTGTTGGCCTGGAAAATGGCCGCGCAAAGCATCCACCGTCGCTTGTGGGAGGTCGCTCCCTTTGGCCTGTGGCTGGCCCTCTTCCAGATTGACTTTGGTGATCCACCAGAAGCGCGTCCCGATCTCGCTAACGTGTCGGGAGTGTGGATATCGACAGTCGCAGCGGACAAAAGTCGCTTCGCTCCTTTTGCGTCGCCGGACGATGCTGCCGTTTTTGGCATGACGCATCCAGCGCTCCGCGCGGTGCCGTAAATGACGACGCGTGAATTCTGGATTTTGCCGTCGCGTACCAATAGCAATCCTTCCGGTGTGTGCCTTGCCAACGAATGAATGTATTGCTGTCCTTGAATGACCAGTGGTTTCACGTGAATGTGACGCATTTTTTTCGACCGCTACTACTGCTCGATTTCAAGTCTCTCCGAATGCACTGCCAAAAGACGGACAACCACCTCACCGTCTGGCTACCCAATCCTCGCGTCAATATCGACCTGATCATGTGCACCATTCGCTTCTTTTTCGACGACTGGCCCGCCGAGAGCACGCTCGGACAAGTCGTCGCCAATTGCAGCATCCTGTACAACTGCGACCACGGCGTTCGCGACACGACGGCGTGCATCCTCTTTCTCCGCGGCCTGCTCTTGCAGGAACTCCTCATTTACATCCCCCACCGCCTCGAAACCGTCCTACGCGAACTCAAGTTCAAGAGCGCCGGCGCCCACGCCACCGGACGGTGCCTCATTTGCTGTGAGGACGATCGCCCCTTGTATCGCGTGCACGCGCCGCCGCCACCCGACGACGCTGAAGAGAAGGAAACAGACGCGGCAGCCGTCGCCCGCAGTCAGCACATGTTTTGCCTCTCTTGCATCGTTCGATTTCCCGACAACGTTTGTCCACTCTGTCGCGGCGCTCTGGTGCATTGATCCAATGTCCTGGACAAAATGGCCAGACGCTCTGGAAAAACGCGCTCATACAGGGTGCGCACATCCGACTGCGGCAGCCGTGGCGGCGGGTCGAACGGCGGGGATTGGGAGGGATCGCGCACGCAGCGGCAAATGCCAATCATCTGCTGCATCGTGGCGGGATACTCAAAGTAGCGGCGATACTGCGCCTCCTTGGCAGCGTCTTGCATGTCCATCTTTGTTTCTTCGTTCTTCTTTCTCTAACACGCGCAAGACTTTGTGTTTCGTCACTTGGACGACAAACAGGGGCAGAGGCGTTGGAGACGCCACAAGGAAATAATGACAAAGATGACTGTGAGCGATTCTTGCAAACGATGCGGCAGGATGTGAAAGAGCCATGCGTTGCTGCCTTTTTTGTGAAGCGGATGCCCCAGAATAACCTTTTCGATCTTATTGAAGCAAGACTCTCCAACCCAGTGCCACTGGAGCACCACCATGACCGTCACCACAATGTTGATGCAGAGCAGAGTGGGCGATCGGGAGAAAAACGTAATCATGATGCCTGCTAATACGATACCGTAGTGCAGAAAGAGGATAAATCATAATAGCGCGCGGCGCAATTTCAGTCGACGAATGCCTGCGGAAATGTAGTGAAAGTAATTGGTCGTCAACACATGCCACATCCTCGCTTTCTTTCCCGCACCCGTGGGAACTGGCAGGTTCAGTTGTTTCACCAGGTCGTCAATATTGGTGTTCCCGGGCCCGTGGATGAAACAGGGCATTTGATCCGGCGAAAGAGCCGGTATGTTTACACGAAACCATTGTGACCATGGTTTGCACACGTTCATAAACACATGCGCATCATGGTCCAGTAGCATTTGGAATCCAGGGGGTCCGTTTCCGTTGCGCACCTGCGTGTAAAGGATACTTGCGTAGTATTGGTCATCCGCCGTGGCCCGAGATTCCTCATCTATCTCCTCATCCTCCACGCACATGCGACGAACAGTCGACAGCATCATTCGAATTTGTTGTACGGAGCCCATGCAGCAGCCGAAGTTCACACGGGGATATTCCTTATGCTTGTCTCCCGGATGGAAGGGACCGAACGCAAATTGAGCCATCATGTTGTCCTTCTCAGCCCCCATGAGGATAGTTCCGTGTGTGTATCCTCCTATCTTTGCGTCATACTTGGCGCGTGTCACGTACGGCGGTGCTGCAATGACCACGTCGTATGCGTCCACGACCGCAACAATCTCATTGGCGGTGGAAGGACTGCTTTTGGAATACGCGTCCAGGTAGTTTTCAATCTCCAAACACCGCTGCATAAATCCTTGCCACGGCTTTCCGAGGCCCAGCACGACCAACTCGTAACCGTGCCGCTTAGACGACGCTTCCAAGGCCGTAAAGTAGCCCCGCGGCTGGGTGCTATACGTAATGACTTTCATTCTTTCCTCTCGTTCCCAAAACTAATGTATTCTATGAATATCATAGAATATCATGACATGTATCGACTGTGCGCAACCGTCTTTCACGTCGTTGAAGAACGCAAAAGAAAGAACGGGTATAGAAGCGATATCGGTAAGCGCAGTGACGCGATGAATGCATATGTGTTGTGCGACCTCGTATTATGTCGTATGACGTCATCATATATGCAATCGACGCATTCATATACCCATGCACCGATTGTTATGGAAAGGAAGCGATCGATACTCTGCAACGAAGCAACTCATCCATGGATCCGAACGACCATACTCTTTTCGGCATTGACTTGGCACGACAGGCATGTCGCGCAGCGGCTGCGACGGGTCCGTGTCTGTCCGTGCCGTGCGCCGTTGCGTGGACAACCGACGGTGAAGCACTCGTTGGCGAAGAACAGTTGGTCAATGCACAGCCAAACAATGTCGCACGGCACTTGCACGACGTTCTCGGACGAACCTGTCCACTGAACGCGGAGCCGCCACTCGTCGATTGCCACGGCAAAGCTTTTTTTCGTATCCAATTGGACGCCGATCGAATGCACGATTATTCGCCAGAAGAGGCGGTCGCCGCGCTACTCACCCACCTGACGCCGAACGGTAGCGCGCTCGTGCTCGCGCTTCCGCACGACACGCACGCCGACGACGCCCAGCAGCATGCACTCCGTCGCGCCGCGCTGATTGCGAACCGTCGAGTGGTCGCGCTCATCCGCAACACGACCGCTCTCGCCATTTGCGCGGCCAAACAGCAAGAGAGCGAGGAGGAAGGCAACGTCGTCGCTCTCGTCGCGTCATCCGACGACGTTGTCGACGTCGCCCGCTTTTCCATCAAGGACAAGGTGCTCACTCCTCTCGCACAAACGCGCATGTCCACGCAGGACGTCCTCACGACGACGCTCGTGCAAGAAGGCGACAGGGTGTGGATCAGTGGCGCATTGACGGTACCGACGACGTGGTCCGTGTCTCGCTTTCCCCCAGAGGACGTTGCTCGCGGGGCCGCGCTGCACGGCTGCGTGCTCACGAACGACGAGCACGCGGCCAAGGATGTCTGCGTCGTTGCACCACCGCCGTCAGTAGAGCATGCACCCACGCTGGCGTGGTCACTGGGTGTGGAAACGGCCGGCGACGTCATGAGCGTCTTGCTGCCGCGTGGAACGGTCTTGCCGGCCCGCAAGATGATCGACATTGCGCGTTTGGAGCCGTCGAGCGTCGGTTTGTCCATCGTCGTCTTGCAAGGCGAGCGCGCGCGTGCATCCGACAATCGCAAGATTGCACTGTTTGCCGTGGAGGATATCGACCCGACGTCTCCGCCGCAACACATGACACTATGCTTTGCCGTGAGTTCGGACTTGACGCTGGAGGTAACCGTTCACCTTGCCTTTTCACCGCAAGAGGGCCGCGACGATTGGACGGATCGGTGGCGCGTGCCTCTCGGCGCATCACGCGGCGTCGAGGCGACGACGGAAGACGCCCTGTTGCGTCGACAGTGGGAAGCCCAGAGTCTCTACCAGCACGTCTTGTGGCACGTCCGCGCGACGCACAAGTTGGCGTCACCGGCGTGTGTGGACCGTTTGGCGGAGGAGCAGGCGTGGCTGCATGCGTTGCACGAACGAACGAATGACGCGTCGGCGTCGGCCGAGGCGTGCGAGCGCCGTGCTGCGGCGTGGCTCCTGGAGCAGGTAGAAGTTTTTTTTTCTGACGGAGACAAAAAGACGATTCCGACTTGTTCTTCTTCTGCACAGGATGGCGTACAGCACTTCTAGCAGTTCCAACGCCTACAGCAAGCCCCACAGTCAGTACTCTCTGCTGGACGACAGCTACCTCAAACTGATTGCGTCGCCACCGCAGTCCCTGTACCCGCCCATGAAGTTCCAGAATGTGGCCTTTAACAACATTAAGTTGGGTTACGACGCACTGACCGAGGGCACGTCCCAAACCGGCTACGGCGAGTACAACCAGGCCTACCCCAGTGCGTGCAGCCAGTACAACGTCGTGCAGTGCCCCACCAACAAGGTTCTGTATCCCTTTGACAAGTCGCCGCTGCCCAAAATTCCCTCGCAGCCCGTGGCGCCCAGCGCCATGCCCACGCTGGCGTCGCCCGCACCTCTCGCGATCCAATCGCTGCCCGCGCACCTGCTGGAGCAGTACAAGCGCCTCGGTGTGCGCCTCTTCATCAGCACCGACAGCGCCAAGCCCTGCATCCACTGCAAGAACGCCATCCACCTCCTGCAACAGCACCAACTCCTCCCCTTTACCCAAGTTCTTAACGTGCAGGACCCGGCGGTGATGAAGCAACTGACGGCGCTGGGTGGCAAGGGCGTGCCGTTGTTCCACGCGACGGCGACGAATGCGGTCGTGCCGCGCTTCGTGCCGTCGGTGACGGATCTCATCCACATGCTGTCGCTGCCGGCAGGTAGCCCGGCGCCTGCTGGCGGTGGTGGGACGGACTTTTTCCTGCTCACCAACGACGCCTGCCCGCACTGCCGGGCCTTTACCCAGAACCTCAAGGCGCACAACATGTCGCACTACTTCCAGACGGTGCCCGTGACGGACACGGCGCGCATGAAGACTTTTGCCAACCTGAAGCTCTCTGGCGTTCCGGCCATGGTGGCGCGCAGCCGCAAGACGGGCGAGATCAAGGAAGTCGTGACGGGCATGCCGGACATGCACCGCTTCAAGAGCGAGGTGCAGCGGTTCCTCAAGGAGAACCAGTCGTAGATGTGTTGTAAGCGCTCCATACCGTGTCTACGAGCCTGGCCCAGATGGTTCTGTTGGGAATGGTGCGTAGCCACTCTCGAACCATCTCTATCGTTTCGAGAGTGCCATGTACAATGATGCGCACCAAGCAGTCCACTTCCGTGTGGATGATGTGCAATCCCTCTTCTGTCGTTGCCTCGACATTGCTTCGTGTGCAAATGTCGAGCAACTGTCGGCACACGTCGACGTTGGCGGCGACACCCGCGTCATGGAAACACGTCAGCAGAATCATCCGAAAGGCTTCGTCGGTGTGGTTGTGCGTCCACACCGGATCCGCGTTCACGAGACGCGAGAAGGAGTGCAAGGTGGTGGTGGCGGCGTCCACAAGGTCGTCGCTGTCCGTAGGTGGACGGACCATAAAGACGGCGGCCAGCACAAATACGCCTGTCGGCGGCATGACATTGCGGTTTGCTGCGTGTGTCGGCATGTGCTGCTGCAAAAAGAGTGTCCACTCGTTCAAGCATTCCTCGGCAAACGGCGACAGTGGAACGGGCGGCGGTATGCGAGGAGGAGAGGACGGAGAGATGACAAGCGGCGTTACGCCGACTGGTGATGGTGGCAGCGGCTGTGCCGTCGTGAACGCCATGTCCGCTTGAGCGTTCCACACGGCGGAGAAAAAGCTCTCTCCCGCATCCGGATACCACCGCAATTGTGGATCGGCTCGGAAAACGTTCAACCAATCTTCCAGAAAGATCGGCCGCTCTGATGGCATCGAGAGAATGACGACGTTGATGAGTTGGAGGATGATGCATGCGAGCAACGCAATCAAGAGACCGTTCTGTGCAACACGAAAACGTGTTTGCACAATCGTGGAGGAAAAAATGCAAAGGACGATAGAGGTGACAATGAGGAAGGCACTGCAAGACGCGAGGAAAAGGAAGGGGGGACAAGAATGTCGCTGTTTCGCACGGAGAACGTTTGCTATCCACACCGGCACGAGCACGCTCGTGAGCACGACAAGCCACGTGGGCGAACGTTTGACCGAACGAACCAGTCCGACGAGGCTCCCCAACCACAACACGAGACACAGGAAAGACATAAGCAGCGTGGCTTGCACGTATCGGAGAAACGTATCGGACAAGATCATGGCTGTGAGTGACAACAACGGCCTTTTGTAACAAACGACGATATGACTTGGATGCGACATTATTGCGACGTTCCACACGATATCCTATGACATCATTCATACCATCAGATATAATCAGTGATACGGATCGAAAACAAACGATGGAGATCCGTATCCGTCCGCTGCCCGTGGACCTCATTCCGCCGTCGTATAGCAACTGTCATGACGTTCTCCAAGGCGGCTCCAAGATTGTCGTCATTGGCAAGCCCGGAACGGGCAAGACGACGTTGATTACGAGTTTGCTGTACGAAAAGTCGGGCATCTTTCCCGTGGCCATGGTCATGTCCGGAACGGAAGACAGCAACGGTCACTACCGCAAGCTCTTTCCGTCGACGTTTGTCTACAACCGCATGGACGAAAAAAAGTTGGAGGACTTTGTCACGCGTCAAAAGGTGGCCAAGTCCCATCTCCCCAATCCCTGGGCCGTGCTACTCCTCGACGACTGCACGGACGACCCCAAGATCTTCAACAAGCCGCTCTTTCAGAGCCTGTACAAGAACGGGCGGCACTGGAAGCTGTGGTTCATCCTATCACTGCAGTACTGCATGGACATCAAGCCCGTCATTCGCACCAACATTGACGGCACGTTTATCCTCCGCGAATCCAACTTGCGCAACCGCAAGGTGCTGTGGGAAAACTACGCGGGCATCATTCCCGACTTTACCATGTTCTGCGCAATTATGGACCAAATCACGGACAACTACACCGCTCTGTACATTCACAACGCCACCCAGTCCAACAACCTGGAGGACTGCGTCTTTTGGTACCGCGCGCGGCCGGTGCCGGCGGACTTTCGCTTCGGCTCCAACGACTTTTGGCGCTTCCACAAACAGCGCTACGACAACGACTACAAGGATGCCTTCCTGTGAGATAGTGTCGTTGTTCATTCCTCATTAAGCTTCGGGAGCGGACGGCGGAACGGAAAAGACCTTTAGTGCATTGGTGCTGGTAGCCACTTTGCTCCCCTTGTGGATCATAAAGGCGACAACACCAAGCAAAGCCAACAGAACGATCCCCATGACGATATATGCCCATACGGGCAAGTTGTGACCCGCTGCTGCATTGGCGGGTCCAAAGGCGGCCTCGGTGCCTGTCGACTGACTCGTCTGCGCGTTGGTGAGGTTGGTGATGTCGTTGGTGATGCCCGCGGTCTGAAATGCCGTATTGATGGCCGTCGCCGACAGCAAGTTGAGCGCCACATCGACCTGGTTCCCTTGCGTGAAGCATGGTAAGCAGTTGCCGCCGCAGTTAAACACGAGTTCATTGGTCTGGTTCATTTGCGTCGTAATGGCATTGGTCGAGTTGAAAATGTTTTGGTTGACAGTGTTGGTGCTGAGTTGCTGTTGCATCTCAGCCAAGCTCTTGCCCGTCTGCGCCGTGGCGCCCTCGCCTGTGGAAATGTTTTGCATGTTGCCCACGGCTTGCTGAAGCGTCAACTGCGTTTGGTTGGCAATGGCCTGGGAGGCGTTCTGACTGGCGTTGATCGTGCTGTTGATCACGCCCGTGTTGCTTTGCGACAAGCATGGCGCACCGCTGCTCGTGGGCTGCAGCGCGCACGTCATGGTGGTGGTGGAACCGTTGGGGTTGGTGGTCGTCAATGTTTCGCCCGGACCGGCGCATTGGTTGAAACTCGCCGTGTTGAGTTGCGTGGTTGCGACGTCAATGTTGTTGCTCAAGTTGGTCAGAATGCAGTTGGCCGTGTCGGTGGACTGCTGGTAGGCGCTGTAGAGCACGGCCATGTTGCTGCATCCCTGCTCGGCAGAGGCGTCGAACGAGTTTTGCACACCGGCGCTCATCATCAGTCCCTTGGCGTAGGCGCTCGCCGAATCCGACACGGACTCCATGTCGCAGGACTGGCCCATACCGAGCGCGTTGGCGCACTGCTGCGCGTTGCTGGGGGAAAAGTTGGGCGGCGGCAACGTTGCGCAGTTGGCGTTGGCGCTAGCGACGGACGGGTGGATCGGATAGATGGTCGACGATCCCGGGGCCAAACTGGCTTGGTAAATGAGGTTGCAGGGCGGACCCTGGGATGGGCTGCACTGCGGCGCACCGGATATGTAGGGTTGTGGTGTGGACGACATGTGTCACTCTTTTGCTTCTTTACGCATTTTTCTTCTTTCCATCTCTGACGCGGAGAAAGAGCCAGCGACCGAGCAAGAGACCGACGGCGTTGTACAGCAAGTCCGTCATGTCGCAACAGTCGAACCAAATCTCGGCCACTTCCCACACGGCGCCAATCACGAACCACAGGAGGATGGAATCCGGAAAGAGGTAGCCCAACACGGTGTAAACCACCAAGTGGTTCGCGTTCCATCTCGTGACGAGACAGCGCACGCGCCGCTTGGCGGGCGATCGCAGCGAATGGAGGACGCGGTGCTCCGTGCCGCGGTAGACACAGCCCTGAAAGAAGCGGTGTAGCGGAGGACAGATCTGGATGAAGCCAATGGCAATTCCGATTACGAAAACGGCCACCACCCACCGCGCGTATCGACCTGGCATTTGTCATCATCATGGAAAGAAAACCATGCGTTTCCTTTTTCACAGAGGTCCCACTGGGAGTCGAACCCAGGTCGGCAGATTCAAAGTCTGCAGTGATACCGTTACACCATGAGACCTTTCTGACACATTCCCACGTCCTTAAATGCCTTTGTCAGTCGTCGTGTTCTGGCGGCGCAAAGATGGCGTCCGTGTCGATGTGCGTGTCGGCGCGGACCTTTCGGAGAAAGAGGCAGGCGGCACGACGGGCTTCCTGCACGAGGGCGCGGTCGACGACGTCGAACGAATCGGGGTGCATTTGGTATGGGCGCCAGCGCACAAAGGTGGGGAGTCGGCGTAGAAAGGCGCGCTGCTCGCGTGCGAGAACCGAGGCGAAGAAGTGTTCCTCGGGGATAGGAACGTGCGCAAAGTCCCGTGCCGTCTCTCGGTGGCGCAGGAAAAGGGCGACGTCGTCGCGACACAGGAGGACCCACTGGTGCTGCTTCCAAAAGGCGTTCCATGGCCATTTCTGCGGATCCATGTGTGCGTGACGCCACCGGTCGGTGTCAGAGGCCCTGTCCGCCATGAGCCACGATTGCGTGCGCGGCGTCGCTGCGATTTCTGCGCGCGTATCCGGTAGCGAGAGGACGGGAATGCAACTCTCCGACAGAAGCATAAAGTGTGTCGTGGTTGACGTCGTCTCTCGAAATGCCGTGTCGAAGAGGGCAAGCATGGCCTGAACGATCGAAATGTCGCCCCACCGCGTCGAAACAGTGGGCTGTGTCCATTTCGCGTGGTTTCGCCACCATGTATTTTCAGAGACAGGCATGTGCTTGGCATGCAAAAAAACGCCATCATCGTCTTGCAAGGTTTGGAAAAAACGTTCCCACACGGCGGCTTGGTGGGGGATGCCGGAGGCTTTGGCGGTGAGGAAGCAAAAGGCGATGCGAACGGGCGGGTTGGTGGTCATTGGCATCGTTTCTACTCTCTTGCACGCACAAAATTTGCTCAG